GACCTGCAAATTCACGGAAAGAGGACATCGTGATAAAAGTGGTCGCCAACCTCAACGGTCAGATACAGGAAAGCACTGTTTACGTCAACATCTATGTACAGGACGACAATGTTACCTACGATGACGGACTATCCAACGGAAAGATTATTCAAAAGGAGGAGAACACGTCGCGTTTGAGGGAGCTTGCGGAAATATCGGCAAATCTCTTGGATATGCACAACGGCGGAGACTACAGGTGGGAACTGCAAGAGCAGAGGATACTTGAAAGCGACACCGAAGAGCATATAATATCAAATAAACTCATTTATTCACAAAACAACGAATAATTATGGCAGTTCTATCATGGGGTAAACCCACAATAAAGATAACGAAGCTCGGTGATGACACGGCAACGGCAGTCACACTCAAGACACCTGTCGAGGACAGCACGCAGCTGACGACATCCAAAGGCGACAAGACCGAGGCAAAGGTCGAGGGCGGCGGTATCGAAGCCGTGAAGTACAAGCGCAACACCTACGCGCTTGAGTTCACCATCCGTCTCGCCAAAGGAGAGAAAAAGCCGTTCGATGACATCGATGGCGTTATCTCTGGCGAGTGGAAGCTCGAACTCACGCCCGAAGCAAGTGACGCGGTAGGCATCACCATTCCGAGGTGCATCCTCTCGGTGGAGGACGCTTACACGTCCGCCGACGGTATCACGCTGAAGTACACAGCGGACGCAATGATACCAGAAGGGGATGGCACACAGGTTACTTATACTAACACAGGGTCATAGGTATTAGTTTAGGATAACACAATGAAGCACCAAGAGGACTATCAATCCTCGTCGGTGCTTCACCGTTTCATTATGGACATAAACACGGAGATAATAGATGTTCTTATAGACAGACCTATCGGATTTAAGGTAGGCGACGAACGCTTATGTCTCTACCCGCTAACTCTCGGTAAGTCACTCCTTATATCACGTTTCCTGTCGAAGTTAGACATCAAACAAGAAAACATCAAGATACAGCCCGAACTCGAAATGATAAGGGTCGTAGCCCAAAATAAAGACGATGTGCTGACAATACTTGCCTATCACACCTTACAAACAAAAGAACAAGTATTCAACACCGCATTAGTAGAAGAAAGGAAAGCCTTGTTATCTACTCTTGATAACGGCGACCTTACAACACTATTCCTTCAGACGCTGACAGCAGACAAGTTCAACATATACATCCACGAATTAGGCATAGACAGAGAAAGAGAGTTCATGAATAAGGCAATCAAAGTAAAAACCTCTTCCTCACTCTCTTTTAATGGGAAGTCTATGTATGGCACGCTCATAGACAAGGCTTGCGAGAAATATGGATGGACTTTCGATTATGTGGTGTGGGGCATTTCATACATGAACCTACGCCTTTTACTCGCAGACGCAATACAAACAGTCTATCTGTCAGAGGACGAACGCAAGAAATTACATATTCCCGATGATAGGGAAGTTATCAACGCCTCCGACCCAAAGAACGCTGAAAGGGTTAAAGAAATCCTCGGAAAATTCAATTAATATACAATATTTACACTATAAAAAGAAAAATCCGACAAACAGAACAATCCGCAAAATTTAGGATTAGGGAAAACCTTTACAAAAAACTACCATAGGCGGAAAGCAAAAACAAAAATTAACTAAAAGTATATTTGATTTTCAAATAGTTTTAGTAACTTTGCAACAAAATGAACTATGGCTGGATTAACGTTTGACATACGAGGCGACAATACTGACTTCAACCAGAAAATATCGGAGGTTCAGAATCAGATAACGAACACGGCTAAGATAGCTAGCGACCAAAGCGCAGCTATCGACGCTTTGTTTGGCAGGCTGTCGAGTGCCGCTGCAAAGTTCGGCATAAGCCTTTCGGCATTGGGTCTTGGAAACAGGATAATGCAAACGAGAGGTCAGTTCCAACAGCTAGAGATAGCCTTTAACACCATGCTTGGCAGTGCCGAAAAGGGTAACGCTTTGATGCAACAGCTAGTCCAAACGGCGGCTATCACTCCTTTTGACTTGAAAGGCGTGGCGCAAGGCGCAAAGCAGTTATTGGCATACGGAATAGCCGCAGACGAGGTAAATGAGACCATAACGAAGATTGGGGATATTGCCGCAGGTCTGTCAGTACCTCTTAATGACCTTATATATCTTTATGGAACTACAATGACGCAAGGGCGAATGTTTACACAAGACTTACGTCAGTTCCAAGGTCGAGGTGTGCCAATCGCCGATGCGTTGGCAAAGCAGATGGGTATTGCCAAGAACGCCGTTGGAGAAGCGGTAACCGCAGGAAAGGTTGACGCGCAAACTTTCAAGGCTGCCATAATGAGCCTTGCAAGCTCAGGAAGTCAGTTCGGAGGCTTGATGCAAGAGCAATCCAAATCCATCACAGGACAGATAAGCAATATAGAAGATGCGTTGGATGTCATGTTCAACGACATCGGTAAGTCCCAAGAAGGTTTAATCAATACTGGTTTGAGTTGGGTTAGCTCATTGGTAGAGAACTATGAAAGGGTCGGAAGAGTTCTTTTGGTAGCGGCAACTGCTTTTGGTACATATAAAGCCTCGTTGATAGCCACGCAAGCCATAGAGAAGTTGAAGAATAATTCCGCCATCGCAGGTCTTGAAGCTGAGATAACCGAAGTCAACAAGGAAATAGCTGCAAGAGAGAGATTGAATGGTGTTATCGCCCAACAGTCCACGAAAGGCTCATCTACTGGGAATAATAATCAGCCCTCGCAAGAGAAAAGCGGCTTGCAAGACAAATTAGCCGAGAGGCAGGCTCTTCTCCAATCAATAAAACAAGAAGAAGCCGTAGAGAAGCAAGCCAAACTCAACATAGCGGCAACGGAGCATAACGCTGCACAAAGCCAGTTGGCGTTGGCTAAGGAGAAGCAGGCGATAGCGCAAGGTACCCTTGCAACAGCCAAGCAGGAGTACGAGGTAGCCTTGCAACAGAAAGCCCTCGCAGACCAAGAAGCCATGCGAGCCGACGCCGATGTCTATGCGAAAGAGGGCGAACTGAATATTGCCAAGAGGACAGGCGACAAGGGCAAGATAGGGCAGGCGGAAGCCAACCTCTACCAAGCGCAGCTGAGGAAGAATGCCGCCAACGAAGCGCAAGATACGGCAACCGCCAATTACAATACAGCATCACGTAACCTCAATACGGCTACCGATGCAAGTAATATAGCAGCCAAGCAAGCAGAAGCGGCAGCCACGAACGAGCAGACGGCAGCAGAGGCCATGCACAACGCCGCCGTTGAGAAAGCTAATGCTTTAAACTCGCTTAATGCAGGTGAGACGGACAAATCGACCATTGCCGCACGCAAGGAAGTTGTAGAGATAGAAGCCAAGACAGCGGCATTAGAAGCAGAAATACAGAGAAAGAGAGAGCTGTTGGCTATGGATGCCGATGGAGGTACTTCATCTAACGATACTACCAATCCTTTAGTTGCCGATGCTCAATCGAAACTATCCGAGCAGGCGGCAATCAATGCAGGTCTTGATGAAGAGTTTCAGAAAAGGGTCGATATAGCCCAACAGGAATTGACCTCCGCTCAAGAGAATTATAGCCAAAAGGCAGCTGCATTGGATTTGGCAGACCAAGAGAACATCGCGGCTCAAATCAACCTCGCTGACGCACAGGATGCGTTAGGTTTTGCTGATGAAAAATTAAAAAAGGAACAAGATTACCTTGAATCGGTCAAGGCGGCAGTAGAAGCAGGCGAGGCAAGTAATGATGATGTTCAATCGGCTGCTGACGATGTAGCTACCGCAAAAGCTGAGCAGTTAGCAGCGGCAAAGGACTTGGAGACGGCATCGGAAGAAGCTAACACGGCAGAGAAAAAGCTGAATACCGCAGCAGAGGAACTCAACACAGCAGAGAGCGAACTGAATACCGCCCAGACAAACCTCAATACCGCATCGCAAAGACAGCAGGCGGCGAGCGAGGTGCAAGCGACTACGGCGAAAACCGCTAACACAGGAGCGACCGCAGGGAATACCATAGCGGTAGAAACCAATACTCTCGCCACGAAAGCGAGTGCTTTGGCGTCTAAGGCTTTCGCAGGCGTACAAGCTGTTCTTACAGGGGCGATAACATCCACAAAGAACGCTTTCAACGCATTAAAGCTAGCGTTCGCAACAAACCCATTCGGGGCTATAATAACAGGCGCAATGACGCTTATAAGTTTGCTGCCTCTCGTCAAGGACTTGTTAGGACTGAATGAGAACGAAGCATCAGAGAGTAGTGACAGGTTCGGCGAAGCGGCAGACAAGACCATTTCCAAGGTAACAACTCTTTACGAGGTATTAAACAACTCATCTTCGACAAGCAAGGTCTATAAGGATTCGATGGAAGAGTTGACAGGTATCTGCCAGCAATACGGAATTCAGATAGACAAGGAGGGTAATCAGCTAGACCAAATCAACGAAAAGCGAAAGGAGTTGATAGCTCTGATACAGGAAGAGGGAGCGGCAAGGATTTACGCCAACGGAGTGGCGGAAGCCGAGCAGGACTACAGCAAGACCATTGACGAAGCCCAAGAGGCGATGAAAGAGGGCTTGACGGGTGTTAGCGAAAGTATGAAAGGTACGTTCGCCTCCATTTTTACGCAAGGGATAGTAGGCAATATGGACGCTCTGACGGAAGCCTATAACAAGATGCACGCTCTTAACGAGCAGGGATTAGGCGGAACAAGTGAAGGCAGAGCCGCAACCCAACAATATATCGAAATGGTCGAGCAATCTACCGTTGCGATAAGGAATGCCATCATAGCCGACAAGGAGAGGGAGCTTGAACTGCAAGGTGTCACACACGCAGAAGAGCGTCACAGGATAGCGCAAGAGCAGACGAAAGAAGCCATAGAGAGTGTCAACGATGTAGCCAATACGCAGGTCGGCAACATGATACGTGGCAACAATACCTACCGAGATAGGGTTGATGCATTGAACAACGCCAAGGAAGCTACAAGTGGACTCGTGGAGACAACCAGTGGTTTAGTTGGTGAGAATAAACGTTTGGCTACGCAATCATACCTCGCCAATCTCGAAATGGACGATTTAAAGAACGCCTGCCAGAATGTCTTGAAGCAGTACAACAATAATCATCTCGACTGGCAGATAAGCCTGTCGTTGGATAATACGCAAGTTCCTGCATGGATGAAAGAGCAACTGGGTCTGAATAAGAAAGGTGGACCGACACAGAAAGATGTGCAAAAGGGCAAGAATAGGGCGGCTTTCTGGACTTCTGTTGCAAAAACCGTTAATGGCAAGAATCTAGATGGTTATACTGTAAGCGGACATAAATTCACGGCAAAGGAAATAAACCAAAAGGCTAGGGAAAGTACCGCGGGAGCGGCTTTAACAGAAGAAACTTACACCAAGAACAAGGCGCAAGAGGAAAGTACCAAGAAAGAGAGGGAGGAGAAAGCAAAGGCGGCAGCTAAGAAAGCAGCCCAAGAAGCGAAGAAAGCGGCAACCGAACAGCAGAAGTACAACAAAATTCTAAAGGAAACGGAGATAAACTCAAAGGAGCAGGATGAGAAAGACGCAAGGAACACGTATTATTCCGTTGAGCAAGCCGCCATTGACGGCATGAACGAGGGCAACGCCAAGAAATTACGGCAACTCGAGCTCAACTACAAAAAGGAGAGAGACCAGATAGACCAACAGGAAGCAGACGCCTTGAAACAAGCCCAAAACGAGGCTAAGAAGCTCTACGAGGCTAATCCTAAGAACAAGGGCAAAATCTTCGAGGATAGCGCAGAATACAAAAATACAACCAACTCTGACACCCAAAAGCGTGGATTTGACGCTCAAAGGCAGAGTGCCGAGATAAAGTACAATAAGTCTGTCGAGGATGCTCGCAAGTCCGAGCTTGAGTCCATGCGAGAGTACTTAAAGGAGTTCGGTACTATCAAGCAGAAGCGTGATGCTCTCATTGATGGGTGGAACGAGAAGATAGCAGGTGCGCAGAATGAGGGCGAGAGACTGACGTTCGTGCAGCAGAGAGCCCAAGCCGTAAGAGACTTCGACAACGAGCAAGTGAAGAACAACACCGACTGGGAGCAGCTGTTCGGCGATGTCGGCACGAAGTCCGTAAGCCAACTGAAGAACACAAAGGCGGACTTAAAAGCGAAACTCGATAACGGAGACCTCTCCGTCAAGGACTATCAAGCCATCGTAGAGCAGATTGACAGGATAAACGACGCTCTCGTTGACGCTCAGACGAACCAGAGCATATTTGGCAGTTGGGTTACCGAATACGGCAAGGAGCGCAAGAAGATTGAGATGGAGATTGCCGAGGCCATGGAGCGGCAGGTGGAGGCACGGGCTCAGCTCCAAAGAGCGGAACTCGAAAAGGACAGTGCCCAACTCAGCGTGGAGAGTCTTATGGAGAAATATGGGGTGAGCACAGGCAAGGGGATGGGCAAGGCCGAAGTCTCCGATGCACAGAGTGCAATATCCAAGGCTTCCTCTAAGTTTGGCGCAGGGAGCGTTCAGGTGAAAGCGTTGCAATCGGCTTTTGATAGGCTTGCCCTTTCTTCCAAAAAGGTTACGAGTGCGCAGGATAAGCTAGCCACCGCGACGGACAAGGCGAAAAAGGCGAATGAAAAGAAAGACAATCGGGAGGAGAAAGAGAATTTCTACACAAAGAACAAGGAAACCTTTGATAATATAAGTGCCAATGTCTCGTCCGCACAGCAGCTAGGGCAGATGATAGGGGGGGACGCCGGCAGTTCCCTGTCAACGGCGGCGGAGGGTGTCAATAGCGGAATAAACGCCGTCAAGGACTTCTACTCGGGCAACTACGTGGGTGCGGCCATGAACGCCGTGAGTGCCGTGGACTCCTTCTCGAATGCGCTTGGCATAACTGGCGACAGCGACAAGACCCTTGCTTCCGACATTGAGAAACTGACGGCTCAGAACCAGGCACTGCAATACGCAATCGAAAACTTGACCGATGAGATAAAGGACTCGTCGTTCACGGGCGCCGTGAGTGCCTACAAGCAGCAGATAGAGTACCTAGACCAGACAGCCAAGAACACGCAGGAGATGATGTATAGGAGCGGGGATGCATCGAAAAGCGGCATTATATCAAGCGAGCACTCTTCATTCTATACAGTGAATGATGGAATGCGGGATGGTCAAAGCTGGAATCGCATATCACAGGTGGCTGGTGTCTCCGTGAAGTCCGCCCAAGACTTCTTCAGCCTTACAAGCGAGCAGATGGCGAAGGTCGCCAAGTACGCCCCCGAATTGTACGCCAAAATAAAGAATCTGGCGGATGACGGATATAAGGACGCGTCCCAGTATATGGATGAGTACATTACGTATGGCGAGCAAGCCGTAGAGTTGGCGGACCAGCTCAACGAAAAGCTTACCACTATCACGTTCGACAGCCTAAAGGATGACTTGGCAAGTACTTTGGCTGATTTGGATGCAAGCTTCAGTGACTTAGCTAACAGCATGGAAGGGTATTTCCGGGATGCCATCGTTCAGGCCTTGCTGTCAAGCGAGGGCGTGCAAGACAAGCTCGAGGCGTGGTACAAGGAATATGCGAAAAGGATGGAAGACGGGGTGATGAGTGAGGCGGATAGGGAATATCTGACGAATGACTTCAATTCCATCGCGGAAGACATTTGGACGCAGAGAAACACCTTGCTTGAAGCAGCAGGACTGGACAGCTCTTCCTCTTCCCAGTCCGCCAGTGGAAACTCTGCCACGGATATAACCCAAGACCAAGCCGAAGAGATAAGCGGACGAATGACGGCATTGCAATACTCAGCGGAAGTGAGAAATGAGATGATAAGCCAAGCGGTGGCGCAGATTGTGACGCTATCACAGACACACATCTCACTCACAACGGCAGGCAACCAGACGCTTTCGGACATACTCACGCAGGCGGCACTCGCAAACGGCTTCTTAGAGGACATCACTAAGTACAACAAAATGATGTACGAAAGTTGGGAACTGAAACTAGAAGAAATGAGAAAGAAAATAGCAATAATGTAAGATATGAAAGGTGAATTGACGATAAACGGAACTGATGCATACGATGAGTGGGGAATGTCACTCTCTGACGGAGCGTTGTCAACGCTTATGACCCCTCCCCCCTCCAAGGGCGTGGTGACAAACAAATCACGTCTATTCAACGGCACTATCCACGTGAAAGCGAACCCGAAAGTGGATGAGCACACGATTAGCCTTGAACTCCACTTCCACGCTAGCACCAAGGAGAAGTTTTGGGCTAACTATCAGTCTTTTTGCACCGAACTTGAAAAGGGGTGGTTGGAGATAAAGACCTCGTACAGTAGTGATATTTACCGCTGCCACTATGAGCAGTGTTCGCAATTCGCACAATACTGCCAAGGTCTCGCCAAGTTCACCTTGAAGCTTACAGAAATGAACCCAAAGAATAGAGGAGAGGAGGACATTCCAAATGCATAAGGAATACACCATATGCAGCCCACAGGAGGAAGCCCTGCTGACCGTCTCGATAAACGAGGGCAGCAAGAGACACTACGAGTTGGGGGAGAGCGACTACATCACGTTGATATTCTCGCTCAACGACCCTATGTACATACCTGTGGGGAGCTACGTGACGGACCCGCGCTTCGGGCAGTTCGTCTTCCTCGACGAGACGTACAAGCCAACCTACAACACCTCCACGGGCGGCTACGGCTACGAGATGCAGTTCGACGCTTGGTACTGCCTCTTCAAGAAGTACATCTTCAAGTACCAGCCATCCACAGGTGCGGCTGAAAGCTCGTGGCAGCTGACCGATGGCTTGGATGTCTTCATGCAAATCTTCACAGCCAACCTAAAGGCATTGGGGATAACATACAACAAGGCGGATTACGTAGCGAACATAGATACCTCCAAAATCAAGGCAGGCAAGCAATCGCTCACGTTCGCCGACGTTTCGCTCTACGATGCCCTCTCGAACCTTGCGGAGGCTTTCGAGTGCGAGTGGTGGATTGAGGACAACCAGATATATTTCGGCAAGTGTGAGCTATCGAACAACGAGGCTATAGAGTTCAAGCTTGGCGGCAAGTGCCTCTCAATCAACTCCACGCAGTCTTCCGACGACAATCACAACAGGTACTACGTCTTTGGGTCTGACAGGAACATCACCAAGAAGTACAGGAAAAACCTTATCTTCCGTGTCTCCAATGTGGACAGCACCTCCAAGCAGTTCTACGATGCGAACAGACCATTGAAGACCGACATGATAGCCGATGAAGCAATAGACGGAGGTTCTAGGTACGTCACCATATCAAAGAATATGGGAGGTTTCACTAGCGGAAGCTTCACGCCACTGAACAACGTCATTACGCTGAGCCAGACGATAGGCGAGATACAGCCGGGGGAATACGAGGTCATAGCCCTGCCTACCTATAGGCTAACGGTCTATAAGGACGGAACGAAAGGTTGGTCAAAGAGGGTGAAAGTGTTGTTTCATCTCCTCTACGACACCGAAGAGAAGGACGCCGACGGCGACACCACCACGACTACGAACACCATTGTCCTCGCCAACCATGAGCAGGCTATTCCGGCTTACGACACCGAGACGCTCTATACCATATACAAGAATGTGGAGACGTTCCAGATACCCTCGGGCGCAAAGAACGCATTCTTCAAGCTGACGTTCACGTTCATATTCGACGGCGACAACGGAAATATCAATACAGCCGCATTGAGAATATCCGACGAGTCCTCCGATACCGCGGACAACATCTATGCGACCATCCGCACAAAGAACTATTATTTTAGGTCAACCCTCAAACTAACGTACTTCAAGGACTTGGCTGCCGTACAGTCCTATTTCGACCTTTTGGGGCAGGATAAGGCGGACGAGGCGGCAAAGCAGATATTGTATACCGACGAGAAAGTAGTCAACAACCCCACGGCGGACTCTGACGGACAGAACGTCCTCGTAGCCAGTGGCACGTTGCCGACCGTGGGCTACTACTATATCATAGACGGCGACTTATTGGCTAAGGGCGAAGTGCCTGCGTACTACTACACGGGCTTGTATTCCGAGGATATCGTTGCCAATGGTGTGGTGCAATCAAGGCTCATGCTCCCCAAGTCGTGGAACAACGGCAAGAATTATATCGACTCGTTCAGGTACGATAGCGAGGGCAACCTTGTTCCAATCACCAATAGCGGCTATTTCGACGGCACGAACGGCGAGGATAGCGACAAGCCTGCATTCAACGGCGACACTTCCGAGATGGACATCAAGGAGGTTAACGAGTGCGTCCTTACCATTGATGACGTTTATCCGCAGACAGAGTGCGTGATAACCGACGTTACCACCGATGAGGTTACCGTAAAGAACGACGATGACGGCAGCACGTCCGTAGTCACGAGGTACAACATCAAGTGGAGCGGCTCGCCTACGTCAATAAGAAAATCGGATATTTCCGAGAACAAGAACCTCGCCATCCGCTTTGGCAGCGTTGACGGCACTGAGGGCACGGGCGAGGGGCATCTCATTGGTATGGAGTTCGAGGTGAACCTTAACGACAGCTCCACCGACCACAAGCAGTTTCAGATAGTCATCAACGACGATTACGGGAGAGACCTCCCCGATACCGTCCTTTGCCCGACAGTCGGCGACAAGTTCGTGTTCCTCAACTGGGACGTGTCATTGCTTGACGAGAAGCTTGTGCTTGACGCGGAGACTGAGCTTCTTCACACCGCCATAGACGAGATACGGAAGAAGACGATAGACCCGAACGTCTATGACTGCACGATGTTTGAGGACGCCTTGGCAACCGACGAGAAAGTTGACGAGGCAGGCGACAGCGCAATCACCTACGGAAACAAGGTCTATGAGTTCTACCGCCTAGGTCAGCCAGTGAGGCTCATCCTCCCCACGATGATAGGAGGCGAGAGGCTATCAAGGATAATCGGGTGGGAGTTCCCATTGGACATTCCTGTCGATAACCCTGTCTTCTACGTTGGTGAGAGCGTGGCTTACTCCAAGCTCTCCAACATGCAAGACCAGATAGACGAGCTGACGTACAACGGAAGCACATGGCAGAGCGTAGGCAGCGGCGGAAGCGGCTCTAGCGTCTATGTGATAGCCAAGGGCGACAGCACCACCCCCACGGACACCAACGTCTATAGCGCGAAGATGTCCGACTACCGATATCTGTCTTCCTTGAACAACGACACCGCCAACGGCATAATAACGTTCCTCAAGGGGCTGAAGCTCGGCTCCGACGGCAAGTACTACATCGACGAGAAAGGGCAGGCGGTGCTGAGGGCGATACGGAGCGACGACTTCGCCAAGGGCGACCTCGGCTCGGGCTTCGGCGTCTATGACTACGGCTCGGGCAAGAAGCTGGAGGTTGACTACCTGCTCGTCCGAAAGCTCGCCACGTTCATCGAGCTGGAAATACGCAAGCTCTCCTACGTGGGCGGCAACATCATGCTCTCGCAGGCAGGCTCGACCATAGAGAGCGTGGAGGAGGTGACCGACCAGGACGGCAACGTGACGGGGTGGAAGTGCTTCTGGACCGCCGACGACGGCACTACGGCCACCAGCAACACGTGGATGGCCGGCGACCAGGCGCGATGCGAGACGTTCAACGTCAAGGAGGGCGTTTACGAGAACGTGTCCAACTCCTACTACTGGAGGCTTGTTACGGAGGTTGGCGACGGCTACGTGATACTCTCAAGGGACGATTGCGACGCAGGCAGCGGCACGCCAAGGAAAGGCGACGCCATCGTGCAGTGCGGCTACCGGCTGGGCTACAACGCGACCACCGAAGACCCCAAAGACGAGAAGCACAAGGCCCGGACGACGGTCATACAGCTGTCAACGTCGGAGGACGACGCTCCCTCGATAAAGATGTACGCCAACATCGTCTCCTACGAGCTGTCCGCGGACAAGAGGACGTTCTGGGTGTCGCCGGACGGCTTCTTCGTCAACTCCAAGTATGCACGGATAGTCCACGACGGAGTGGACTACGCCTACCCCCTCACCCCCATAGAC